TACTCGTTTCTCTGGATCTTTGTTAAATCTATTAACAATACTCTTAGCATCTGCTTTATTCGCTTTATCCAAAAATCTTTGTGCTCTTTTTACTTTACGAATAACGCGAGCTTTATGCTGCCTAACTTTACGGCTTAAGGTCTGAACATCCTCTTTATCGACGTCCTTTCCGCGATCATATCGTTTAACTACTTTTCCCACTTTTTTTTCTAACGATGTAGTTCGGTAGTTTGCAATACGTTTTCCCCATTTCATCCCTAGAACACCATAATGTTGGAGCTCATTGTCTGATTTAATAACGATATTGCCCACTGGATCACTCCTTTCTTTTTATTCAAATTCATCCTTATCCAATTTATAAGAAACAAAGGCATCCAACAAAGCAGAAACAGCATCGATCTTTTCTTCTCGGTGTTTCTTGAGTAATTTACGATTGCCATTTGTGTCTTCGACCGTAACACAATTACCCATAGTAAAACTAAAAAGTTCTTGATCAAATATCAACAATCGTTCCTCGGAAATCTTCTTAATCTCTCCTAATGGAACTGTTTCTGTTTTAGCTCCTTGAATAACTTTATGGATAGCATTTGGCCCATTTTCTCTTTGCCAACGGTTTATAAATTCTTCCGCATTATATGGGTCATAACCAATAGTTCTAACATCATACTGCATTTCTTCTATATATTTTTCAAGGTCTTCATACACAACCATCATATCTAAAATTGTGCCATCGAGAATCATAAGAGAGCCTTCATTTATAAATTCATCATATTTAATACGTAAGGCTCCAGGCAATCTTAATAGCGTTAAGCTGCTAATATAACATCTTGTTTTAACGCCAAATTTATCTCCACCCAAAGGAAATAAAAATGTAAATGCACAGAAGTCATCGCCTTGAGATAAGTCGATACCCATAGCACAAACACATCGCCAATAGCTTTGTCGTCTATGTGGCACTGTTTCTTCGAAAGTAAAAAAGTAAGTATAACCAGCCATTGGAATTCCAAAACGTTTTGCTAAAATATCATTCCGTGTTGACGGAGCTTTTTCTGCTCTTTCTACATCGAGTTGATACGATTCAAAAGATACTGTTTTTCCTATGTTGGGTTGAGCTTTCTCCCACATGTTTGGATCAGCAACTTCTTCTATACTGTCGAGTCGATAATACCATACAGATACATGATGCGCTTCGTACTCGCCTCGAAGGATGTCCAATAATTCCATTTTGATTGTATCGCCTGAGCTATTACGAACAGTTCCTTCTGAACTAGTTGCTAAGATAAGATAATCGTCAAGTTTGGTGGCGCCTTGTTCAATTGCACCAACTACATCCTCACGAATGTCTCCAGACAACCACTCATCGACAGTAGAAATTTTAGGTCGTAAACCTTGAAGCTTATCTATTGTCATTGGTCGAACTTCTAAGAATGAACCAGTTAAAAAATTTTCAATACCTCTTTTTGTAGCTGCGAGTTTTGTACGATTGGCTCTTACGCCCGTCGTATTATAGATAGAACCGTCGGTTAAGAATTTATACATAGGTCCCCGACTTCTGGTAATTGCTGTACGAATTGGTGACATAACTTCGTCTGCTTGTTTCATAGTAGGCGCGGTAGTTATTTGATGTGTCGTACTAGTATCAACAGTTAAAAAATAATTTTGTATACAACTAGCATACATTGATTTTGCACCACCGCGTGCAACTATAAGATACTGCTTACGAACTAATCTTTTTTTTAACCAACGCGATTCGTAGTGACCGATGTTGTCATCTTTTTTTGGAATGAATACATCTCGTTTTTCAAAGTAGTACCATCCAAAAATATCTTCGGCCCAAAGTTTAAAGGTGTCTAATAAATGAAGATCTGAACCATCTGTCAACGTTAATTCATTTTCACAAAAAAGAATAAACCCTTCAACTACTCCTTCATCGTAGTAAATGCCAGGATTTCGAATGCGTTCGTCAACACGATTCATTTGTAACGAGATTTCATTACAAACAACTATCTCACCTTTTAATACGGCTTCACGGAACATACCATAATACTTGGGAATGGCCGTGTTAGACAGCGCCATTTAAAATCCTCCTTTTTAGGTACTTAGAGATGCTTATAATATTGATGTTAATGGGATATCTTTTGCCGAGTTAATCTTTTTAATATTTATTGGAATGGTTGGAAGTAAAGTACTATCGCCTGTCTGCTTGTTAATTAAAATATAAGAGTTTCCAAATAATATATTACCTTTAGGATCGCCAAATAAAAAACCAAAACTTTCACCAAAATCTAATATTGATGTTAATTTTAGTTTGCCTGTACTTTCTTTTATTTTAATATATGCTTGTTGTACATCTACCATAATACATTACCTCTTTTTTTTAAAGATTTTATCAAACCAATTTTTTCCTTTAGTAACTTGAGATACCGTAATTGGTTTGTTATCTACCCTATTTAATAATGCATCTTTTGTTTTTATTTTCATTCTATAATACAAATCTACTTTTTCTTTTTTATTTTTAGCTGTTTGTTCTTGTTCTCTTTTTTGTTTTTCTGCAAGTTTAACTGCTTTTTTTTCGTTTTCTCTTTTTATTACTTCAAGCATTCTTACCATCTCTTGTTTTCGAGATTCCGTACTAATTTTTCGAGCGGCATTTGTAGCTATATCTTCTTCAGGATTTATATTATCATCAGATCTTGTCCATCGATTAATCATCTCGGGTTTTATGACAAGATTATCAGTCCGAAGAATCTCATAACTATCTGTAAATTCTAAATATGAAGTTGTAGAAGTTGTTCCGGCCTGAGCATCAACATATAGAATTTGTCCATTGGCATCTATTTCAAATGATGAAATGTGCCCACCTCTATTTCCGACCCATTTTGAAATACAAAAACCTCTAGCGCCCGGACCCATATCTCGCATTTTTTGTTCGACATTTTCAATAGTGCTTGGGGGTATAGTATCTCCAGTAGCTGGACCAACTTTTCCAAACATTTGATAAATTTCTTCTACTGATGCACCACCCGTTACGCCAGCTTCAACATCATACCCTCTACGTCGAAATTCATAAGAAAAAGCTGCACTCGGACAATTATTACCGAAACCATAAACACCATCAAAGAATCCATGATCTAGAGTATACTGATCTATTAATTTTTGATCTATATTATCGGAATAATAAAAACCTTCATTTACTTTTTTAGATGCGGTATTTATAGATTCTGTTTTTGGATCAAATCGACGAATATTTGTAACTTTATCAATTTTATTTTTACGATCATCCTCAAGTTCGTCTATCAATCTGTTTTTACCCGTAGCAGTTGTTCTAACTTTTGTTTTATTTAAAATAGCTTTTTGCTTTTCGTTTAGAATTCCCCACTTCATACCTTTTTTTCCATAGTGTGTAAGTTCAGTGTCTGGCGAGTTAATAATTACTTTATTCACAATACCACCCTATTCTTCTGGGATATGGTTTAATTCTATTCGCCAATCATACTCTTCTATTTGTTTTTTAATAGCATCAACAAGAAAAGAATTTTGAGGCGGATCAAATACAAGTCGAACTCTCAAATAAATATTTGTTTTAATTAATTCTAGGTCAGTTCGAGCACCAAGAAAATCAGACCAAGTCTCGGAGGCATCTCGAAGAATATATCCTGGTGTGCCTACTCCCAATTGATTTAGAATCATTAGTGCACCATTAATATAGATAATTAGTTCTATATCAAAGTTGGTATCCTCTTCACCTATACCAAGCATTTGTTTAATTGAGGTTAATATGCTTTCTATTACCATAGTGTGGTGTCTCCTTTTCTACGATCTCTCGGTAAAGTAAATAAATTCTTTTTAGTTCCAAAGGTGATTGCTTGATGCGTATTAAATGAAGTACAAATTAAAAATTCGGGGTTAATTAATAAATCATAATTATCCTCAATGTCTTCGACCGAAATTGGATTCATATGATGCACATATATTTGATCATAAATTTCAAATCCATATAAACCAAGGTCGCAACCACCATCTCTGACAATTACAGAATTACGAAGAGTTCGCCATTCTCGTGATCTATAAAAATTCTGATTTAAATATCTATCTGTACCAAATGTAGAAGATCCAACTCTACCTTTTAATTCAAGGTATGCAAATCTATCTTCAAAAGTTTGTAAGGTTCTAAGTTCAGAATATGTTCTAATCCTCATAGTCTGCTCCTTCAGTAGAAGAACCTGAGTAGGCTCGCATGGCTGCCAAAGCATTAGAATATAGTTCTTCAACTCTCTTTTGTGATTCGATTGCTTCGGTCTT